GTCGGTGAAGTTTATAAGTCTTCAACCATTTCCTGATAGCGGGATACCTGTAATACATCGGAGAGTTTTGATGAAATTCAGTTTTCTTGGTATCATAGTCAGCATGTTTTACCACTGCCATCGTGAGAGGCAGAAATCCGTATGGTTTCGTATCTCCAGCAGCACCTTTTAGTGATCCCGCTACAGCCCAATCCGCTTCTTTAATATCAGCGAGGATAGCACTTACGTCAATGTTTCTTTCAATAAACCTAAAGTGACTCATCTATTATCGCCACTACCGCCGATCTGGCCGCGAACTTTTCTTGATTGCAACTTATCTACATTCGCCTGTGCGATCTCTTCTAGAGTTACCCCTAGATCATCAGCAAGGGCTGATATGTACCAAAGCACATCACCTAGTTCTAAACCAACGCCAACTAGTGTTCTGCCGTCGCGCATATGTTTCTTGATCTTTTCTGCGACCTCGCCAGCCTCCCCACACAAACCAAGTGTAGGATACACTACTCGGCAATCTTCTGGATAGACTGCCGTTGATCTTGCAAATTCTTGGTATTCATCAAAAGTCATTTTTTCTCCCATTTATAAAAAATATGATCCTGTATCTCTACAGTCTTAGTTTTAGTTTTTGCCCACGATGGTTTAACATAGTCAGCGTGATAAAACAAAGCACCGTCTGTTATATCTACAAAAATTATATTATTGAGTATTAATGTTTCTGCTATTATCAATAGTTTTTTATAATTTTTTTTATCTTTAGGATCATCTGATATGCCATCGCACCACCAGCTGAATTGGCATTTGTTTCTAACGGGCAAGAACTTTCCGTTTCTCTTCCAACTCTCTCTGGTTGGGCCTTCCTTTATCACTTCACATATGGAATTAGGAAATCTATTATCCCCAACTCTATTCAAAACAACTGAGCTTACTGCCAATAAACCAGCAGTACCTTGGTCGCGTGCTTCATGATACATATTCATTGCAAGACATTCAACTGATTTTTCAGTGATTGGATTTTCGCTTGCATTAACAGGACTTATCATCAGAAACCCTGCTAGTAATAATTCATTCAACATAATAATTACTTTTTTTAAACTTTTTCAGTAGATCACTTTGCATACGATATGCTTCCACTTCCCAAGGTTGACGCATGTAGTCGTAGTTATTATAATTACGATATTTACCATCCTTACATAACCACAAGCGTTTATTTGATTTTTCCGCCATCTTTTTAGTAACACCTTGCCACACATGAACCATCTCATGGCAGACAGTTTCTATAAACTCTTCTTCACCTAAAGCTTGTTTAATTTCTAGGTAAAATGTACGATTATTATCACCTTCCCAACAGAAACCAGTAGCATTTTCACCCTTCATACTTTTAAGCTTAACATCTATCCAAAGAGTTTTTATACGAGGCATAAGTTCCCCTATACAAAATTCAACTACATTCTTGGCGAGGGTACGCCGAGATTTGTAAGAACCATTAACTTCAATACAATTTTCTGTAAGATTAGACCAAGCCAATGCTGTTGTAAATGGTTGTTGTGCAGTAAATACCATTGCAAAATTATCTATTGTTAAATGTAATCACTAAAAGACTACTAAACAAGCATAACCAATTCCGAAAATAATTAGGATGCCGAGGAAATCCCCAGCAAGTCTATTAATGTTATCAAATTTCATTTTCAACTTCCTGTCCAGCGAACGGTATAACCGCCCTCGATAATGTTTCCACGAGCAAAGTTTCGAGCAGGGGCGGCGTAACCAGCAGCCTTCAGAATATCACCCTTCTTGAACTTCTTGTCGTTGTCAGTGTTGACAACGAAACCCCAAACACAACCTTCTCTGCTAAAGACCTTGATGTACTTGTTTCCCACCTTGTAGTCGATGTTCTCGTTGAACTCAGCGATCATCCTCTTGTTGATGTCGGTCAGTTCAGTCTTCGTTCCGGTAACAGGAGATATCCGCCCGGAATTCCAGTTACGATAGTCAGCTTTGATGTTCTCAATCAGGGCATCCATTTCAGTGTTCATATCAATCTCTCTCATTTCTCAGTTTATACCTAAGTATACACCATATAACAGGGTTTGTCAAGAAAAATCGTCATGTCTAAGTCATTGATTCTAAACAAAACTCAAAGAAAGTTTAAATTAATTTAGCGTCCTTGTCTGGGATCAGGGCCATCTAGCTGCATAAATTCGTCATTCCAAGAAAATGCTTCCTTTACAACTGGCTCTGACAATCCTTTATATTTCTGATGAAGAACCTTATCTTTGCAAGCACATAGAACATCTGCTTCACTCTCATGCAAACCTTCAAGCATCTGTACAAACATTAATTCACGTTTGTTCTGAGTAATACCAGCATTACCACCCTCAAGAAAATGGTAAAGTTTACGTGATTCGTATGCAAGAACAGAATGTTCTGTTCCTTCTGGTGCATCATTACGTGCATAAGGTACGTCACCATCTGGCAATAGCCACTTAATTTTAGGATCAAAAGCAGACTTAATTACCATGCGAAGAGCATCACTATTATGTTCCCTTAAAAAATTTACTTTTTCTTTCTTCGATTTGATTTTTGAAACCTTGTCTAAGATTTCGGATATTAACAGTTCCATTATTAAAATTCTCCTATAGATTCTGTAAGTGTTTTTAGCCTTTGTTTTATAAAATAGTTTAGTATTTTGCTGCGACTGTTTTCTGGTGCATTATTATATATATTCAATATCTCTGTGCGTAGTTCATCTGGAACACATCCCAAATCAATTAAAGTTTTATTCCTTTGAAAGTTTCTTTTAACTTCATCATTCGGAAAGTTACCATTTATCATTGCAGCTATCTTCTTCCTACTTAGTGGTTTCTGTCGGATACCATCTACGAAAGAATTATCTGGTGACAGGACATTAGGCACACCATCACCAGCATCGCCCTTTAGAACGTGTTCTTTTAGATAGTCATCTGGATTAACACCGTTGATCATTTTCTTGGTGATAGGGCTGTATTGTTTTACATTTGGATATTTCTGTAACTGAATAAAATCTTTATCACCAGAAAGTATCATAACTTCATCAGAAGATTCTGAACAAAGAGTTGCAATAATATCATCAGCTTCAGCACCATACACTTCTAAGAATTTGTATGGCATATTATTCTTTATTTCTTCTTTGATCTTATTCAAGCAACCAAAGATATCATCCCAATTTTTTGAATCTTTTTCTCTTCCCTTTCTACGACTGTGTTTGTATTCTGGAAAATAATCACGCCTCCAGTAATGTCTTGAGTCATAGCATAAGACAATCTCTCCAAACTCAGATACAAATCTTGAACGATACATTCGTAAAGAATTAAGAATCATGTGCCTTACCATGTTCTCATCAATTTCTGACTCTTTCTGCATATGCAAATGCATCATAACACTTGCAAGAGAAATTTGATTCATATCAACTAGTATAATTTTCTTAATCCTTCATCATTATAGAATTATAAGTTGCAATCAAACTAGTAATAGTATCTTCATCTAATTCACAAAATGTCGTATCATTTGGATCAATTTGAAGTTCAGTAGTTATCTCAATTAATCCTTGTATGGGATGATCTATTCCATGCAATTTTAATATTGATGCTTTTATTGATTCTGTTAAGAAAGTAATATCTCTAATAAAAGATTCATCAGAAACATCTATTCCATTTTTAACTAATATTTCTAAAATAGACATTAAACAAGTATCAGAAATTTCTTCACAATATGCAAGTTGCTCTGCTTTAAAAATTTGTTTTTTTGTAAGAGAATTTGTTGTTCTTTTCCAGGGGCCTTTTATAATATCAGCTGATGGGGTGTCTTCAATCATTCTGTCATATCACTTTCCCAAACCATTCCCAAGTCTGGATAAAATATTCCTACATCTCGTTTCGGTTTGCCTTTGTTTGGACCATACCAGTAATATCCCACCGCATGGCAACGCCAATGAATCTTACCCTGTTGCATTTCTCCATAGAAATTATCAACCCAATCACCATTACGAAGATATCTTTGCATATTGCGAATGTAACCTTCATGATTAGAAAGTTTTGCTTCTGCACCCTTGACTTTTTGTCTAATAGCAGCGCGTTCAGCCTTCGCGAACTCCTGTTGTGACTTGATCCATTTCTTGACCTTCATAGGACTCAGATAATCATCATCAGGTAAGTTACGTAAACTCTCATGAATACTAGACTTACCATAATCAGGATTCTGTAATGCCCTTACTTCTCTTGCTTTTGCAAGACGTTCTGATGCAGCAACCCTCTGCTCATCAGACATAGGTTTGCGTTTCTTCCTAGTCTTAGGAGCTTTCCATTCACTATTATCTGTGAGCGAAGTGATTTTCTTTCTAGCCATTTTATCCTCTATAGGTAGTTAATATTAATATTTACGCGGCGTTTATCATTAGTGCAAGAAGTACTATGATGGGGTTTACTGGGATCAAAAAACAATACTCTATTTGCACGACTCTCAATTTCTGTCCCATCTTCTAATACGGTAAATCCATCATTATCGTTTAAATATAATATAGCTCCTTTATGTGAAAACTTTGTATCTATATGATCTTTGTGATGTAATATTTTTTCTCTTTTAACATAAAGATTTGCTTTTGCTCTTATCAAGGTTTCAATATTAAGTTTTTCTAATAGTGGTTCTATTACTTTATAAAAAGAACTTTTTTCTGGTGGAATTTGATTTCCATGTATATCTAGTCTAGGTTTTTCTACTAAACTCATATAGAAGGTATGCATAAAATAAATATCATTCTCTACATCATCTCCACCAGCAACATTATAACTATAGTTCCAAGTAAAATCGGGGCCCATAATTGCTCTTTCTATTGTTGCAAATTGTCCTTGCGGTCCTTCTGATAAAAAATTATCTTTAATTTCATATTCCATATTTTACTCCTGTAAAATACATAACAAATCCATTAATGAATATTGCAACTGCAACCGAATTTAATACAATTAATGATCTATCATTCCACATGATAGAAACCCACAACCAACCTAAACAACCAGTAAATTGTAGAACCATATTAAATGGATATAGATTATTTATAGTAGCAATCATAGCCACCACAATAATACAAGACGAACACCATTTGACATACCATACTAATTCTTGGTCTTTCTTTAGTGGAGTACTTGTTTTTGTATCATGCGTCATTAATAACCTTGTTCTTCCATACGTTTTTCTTTTTCTTTTGCATTCCTGCGGATTGCAGCTGCTCTTGATCTCCTACCTTTTTCACCTTTAGTCATGTAAAATTCGCGTTCTCGTAATTCGTTAAAAAGACCATCCTGCTGGAGTTTCTTTTTTAAAATCCTTAATGCCTTATCGACATTATTATTTCTAACTTCAACTTTCATCTAAAATACCAATGCAACTAAGGCAACTGCTAAGTTTGCAACTACGATTTCACTTACAATTATTAAACCTAAAATCATCTACCAATATCCTTTATATTGTTTTTACTGATTACCTGATATGCACCTTTATTATAAGCTGGTGCAATAGTAAAATTATGATCTATCACTTTTTTCTTTGGCGCTGCTCCAACTGGAATAACATTAGAAAGTGGTGCTAGATCGGGTTGGTGGAGATAAACGGGATCGAACCGACTACCCCCTGATTGCAAAGCATGCGCTCTCTCAGATGAGCTACATCCCCGAATATTTTTAAGAAATTTTCTATGTTCTAACTCTGCTTTTAACAGAGACTTAGATTTATTTAATTTCTTACGTTTACGAGTATTGATTGTACTAAAATAAACTGGTAATAAATGCATTGTCATATTATTAATATACTACAGTTAAGAAGATTTGTCAAGGGTTATTTTAATAAACATTTTTCATAACCCATACTTTATTTTCTAAACAAGCAGTTCCTCTCAATTTACGAAACTCTTTTCCAACGGCAACATTAGACACAAATTCTCTACAGTTACCTTTTGTTGCAACAGGGCCTTGTGTAACACTAAACCCTTTTTGTTGATTTGTCCAATTAGACATTTGACCATCACCATTATTACTTAGGGTTTGTCTCAACAACAATGTGGCGTGTATTTGATCTACCTTATCAAAGTGAGCTCCAACTGTATGTCCTACAACAAGACCAGCAACAGAATATGCTGCAACGGTCAAAGGACTTTTTCCTGCTCCCACCAGCGCACCAATTCCAACTCCAGCAACAGCACCAATAGTGGATTTGTTGATTGTATTATTTTTAGGAGCCCATACTCCGCGGCCGGGAATATAGTAATCTTTGGATGTACATCCAGTTATTGGAGAACACCCTAAAGTGGGGTTTACGCCAGAGGGCATGAGCCCACCACCTAAACACCCACTCAGAGATAGTGTTAAAACGGCACTAAGCAGAAGGCGTTTCATTAATCACCTTACGATTCTTCTTGATTACCTTCTCAAGATTCTGTAGTGACTCAACTTCATCCTTCTTTTCAGACTCATTGACTTCGGCATCTAACTCTTTCCACGCTTCTGTGGAACGTAGTCGAGAATATACCATTCGATCCTTACGTAAACGATTGAAGATGATCTTCTGTGCTTCCTTGTCGGAATACTCTAGAAGAACAAATGCACGATACTGAGTACCAGCAGCAGAAACATCCACCTCAACAGGACTATAACCAGCGACATCGACATTTGCAATTACATTCTTTGCAACCTTCTCAATCTCTGTCATAACACGAGCATCTACATCAGACTGGCCAAACTTGGCAATCCATGATTTAGTCATCGCTTTCAATTTACCATTGATACGATCTGCAAGAACAACCTTACCATTCAACGTAGCAATGTCAACTGCAAGCTGTAAGTCTGGTGCAGTTGCAGAACCAACTGTAAAGATAGAACCCTTCTTTTCAGGCATCTTCTTATACCAAGATGGTACGATAGAAACTGCATGTTCAACCTTTGCAGTTTGATAGCGAATCTCTGGTGTGTCTACCACAGCTAGGGGTTGATTTGACGCACAAGCGCCAAGGGTTAGAGCAGCCACCGATACGGTTGCTAGTAGTTTGGCGTTCATTAATTTATCTCCTTCAATGTATTTACCAACGAATCTCTTGCGCCACCTGACTCAAGAAATTTATATTTTGCAATCGGCGATAGTGATGGGTAATAAGTACACACCATAAATCCAATTACCATTCCAATAATAATTTTAATCATTATATTTTTTCTCAAGATATACTTCAAGAGAAACACCTTTTTTAGTTGCACGTTTTTCAATATACAACTTTCTGCCCATACTTAACTTTTTATAATCCTCTATAGGATTATCAGAATATTTTAAATTAATCAA